GGCACCGAGTGTGGGTGGGAATTCGCGACCATCTCCGTCCCCGCCCTCGCCGCCGTTCTGCCCATGGACGCGAACAAGTTTGTCGAGATGAGCGTCATGTGTTTCGGCAATGACTTTATGCCGTCGTTGGCAATGTTCTCCCTTCGCGAAGAGGGATACAATCGAGCTCTCCACTTCTTCGGCAAGTCAGAAGGACTCTCGTCGGCTGCAAAGGAAGAGGCAGCGGTTCTCATCAAGAGGGCAAAGGAGACGGACACTGCGATTGTGTCCCGGGACGGACATGCGATGGAAACCCGGCTGGGCATTCATCTCATGGACGGGGTTCTTGATTGGGAGAAGGTGTGCTATGCCTTCTGGAAGACGTATGAGTGGACGCTGCACTACTTCAAGACCTCGGAAGTGCTGGACTGGTGCTGGTATTATCCGTATGCCGAGGCACCGCTCGTCAAGACGTTGACTGAGTTTGAGAGGGTGACGAAGTTCAACTGGGCGTTTCCAAAGGCACCGTTCGACATCCACGACCAACTGCGCTTCATTCTCCCCGCACGGTCGTTGAAGGAGACGCCGCTCTACCCCGACGAGATGTACGATGAGGGACCCGACAGTCGGCCTCTTTGGATGAAGAAGTTTGCGTGGGAGAGCGACCCCTTCATCTCACTCCCCTGGAATCCAGCAAAGAAGCCGACGACCGTTTGGAAGATGAAGCGATGCGATGTCGACCTGTGTTGCAATGTCGCAGGAACAGGTATCACCAAGTGCTACGACTGCGAGGGCTTGCCGATTTGCCGCAAGTGTTGCCGTATTTCAAGATGTGTGTGTGGGTGATGAACGGAGCGGCTCGACCCGAGTGTGTTAGCGTAATCGCAGACCTCCCGCAGTGAGCCGAAATCCCCCCGATAGATTCCTCGTTTGAATGCGAAGAGGCGATGGCTGTTCGGCGTTCGAGTCGAGAATTCGACTCGGAAGAAACACCAATCCCTCTTCAATCCCCTCTTCAAAGTTATTGTCGTGTGACAATGCGTACTCTTTCTCAATTTTTAGCATTTCGTTAATCTTTTTCATCGCTGTAATGCCGCTAATGTCCTGTAGTGTCCTCCAATGCCTTCGAATGTGAACGATGTACGACGCACGATATTCCCGAGCGGATCGTAGTTTGACATTGTTGCGCAACTGCTCAAAACATGCGGCGACGGAGGAATGGATTGGTTTCGACAGTCGTTGATTGACAGCGTTGTGAATTCGAAACGTCGCAAGAAGGAGCTGGCGTCGAGACGAGAACATGTCAGGGTACGTCTGTCGGTATTTCAACAATGCCACAGTGAAATGCTCTCGGCAACTTGGGCACGTGATTGTGTCGCGAAAGAGGTCAACCCACGCACTCAGGAGCTGCTTCTCGGCGGCCGTCGGTGCGTCCGAATAGTTCGATGCCATCGAGTGGAGCGTCATCCATCCCAAAGGCCCCCAAATGGCCGTCATTGTGTTAGTGTGGGACAATCATCCCGGCCTCCATGCCGCCTTCCAAGATGTCGCGCGCAATGTGTGTGGGGGTCTTGTCGTTCACTGCCATTTTTGATTTTCGCAGGGTGTCGCGAACCTTTGAATCGCTCATGTTCTTGACCGTTTTGCGGATGTTGATGCGTCGTTTCTGCATACCCCTTTCCGTGAGGATGCGCAATGTCCCCTTGGTGGCTGACTTTCGAGTCGGAGGTGCCTTGGCGGGATCGCGGACGGCGTGAATGACCCGACTTCCCTTGAGTGCGCTACGAGGAAACGTCTTCATGGATCGGCGTCGAGTCGCATGTTTGCCGGCCGTCGGCGCAGTGTGTCCAACCCGAGTGATCGTAACCGGTTGGGAACTCATTCGCTTTGTAAAAACGGATGAAGTTTATTTACAGCCAACGACACCCATAGAAGGTACGATGTCCACAAATTCGTCCTCCGCTCCCGAATGGGACGCTGTCAACGCATACTTTGCCAATGGAGTCCGACGACTGGTGGATCACCAGATCGATTCGTTTGAGGATTTCCTTCGCAACAAGCTCCCCCTCATTGTCCAATCCACGGCGCCCATCACAGTCTGGCACGAGCAGGACGAGCGAATCAAGAAGTACAAGTACGAGTTCAAGCTGTCGTTTGAGAATGTCACCTACATCAAGCCTCGCATCCAAGAGGCGACGGGTCGAGTCAAGCCTATGCTGCCAATGGAAGCCCGCATTCGCAACTTCACCTATGCGGCTCAGATGTATGCGGACGTCCGCTTCATCGCCCGAACCTACAAGGGCGAGAACCTCAACACCTACGACGAGGAGTTTCGGGTGTTCGAGGGCATCTCACTCGGCAAGTTGCCCGTGATGCTCGGATCGTCCCTCTGTCTCCTCAAGGACTATCCACTCCGGTTGGACGAGTACGGGGAGTGCGCACATGACCCGCTCGGATACTTCATCGTCCATGGCTCTGAGCGGACGATTCTGTGCCAGGAGAAGGTTGCGGACAATCGCATCATGATTTTCCAGAACAAGAAGTCGGCGTCCAAGTACATGTTCTCGGTCGAGATGAAGTCGCTCCACGAGTCCTTCACGATGCCCCCCAAGAAGCTGGAGATTCGCCTCTCCTCCAAGTTCAATGGATTCGGATTTCCACTGGTTGCCTGTGTTCCCCGCTTCCGCGAGGATCTTCCTCTCATGGTGTACTTTCGGGCGCTCGGCATCACGACGGACGTTGAGGTAGCTCGACTGGTATGGGGCTCCGATGCAGAGGCGAACGTGGAACTTCTCGGCGCATCCTTCCGCGACATTGGTGAGCTCAATATCTTCACCCAGGAGGATGCGATTCGGTTTCTCACAACCAATCTCCAGTACGGAACCAACCAGGAGGACAAGATGGCCTACGTTCGACAGCTCCTCAATTCCGAGTTCCTGCCCCACGTGCGCTTTGCGGGCGACGCAGTCCCGGCCTCAACGCTCAACGCCCGAAAGACGCTCCTCATGGCATCCATGGTTCGCCGACTGCTCCTCACCTATCGCGGAAAGGTGACACTGGACGACCGAGACGCCTACCCCAACAAGCGAGTTGTGACGACAGGCGCACTGCTGACCCATCTGTTCCGACAATTGTTTCAAAAGGTGTGCAACGACACCCGCAACGAGTTTGTCCAGGAGGTCAACAACGACAGCTGGAAGAAGGGAGAGGAGGGTCCTCGTCCAATGGACATTCTCAACATCAACAACCTCTACAAGATTTTGAAGCTGTCCACCATCGAGGGCAAGTTGAAGCAGGCGCTCGCAACCGGCAACTTCACGGTACAGGGACTCGGAACGTCGAGCTCCACCTCGCTGTCCAACGCGACCAAGGTGGGTGTCTCACAGGTTCTTGCGCGCATGTCCTATGCGTCCACCCTCAGCCACTTGCGCCGCATCCAGACGCCCGTGGAAAAGTCGGGCAAGTTGCTCGCACCCCGAAAACTCCACGGCACCTCGTGGGGGTTCATGTGTCCCGTCGAAACGCCCGAGGGTCATTCGGTCGGCATTGTCAAGAACATGAGCCTGCTGACCTCCATCTCTCAGCACGTTCCCACCAACACGGTTCTCCACTTTCTCCAAGCCCAGAGTGGCATCGTTTGGATTGAGGCTCCCAAGGTCTATGAGGGAAGTTCAATCACCTTGAACGGCGTCCTCGTTGGGTACGCACCCGACCCCTATATCCTCGTCACGGCGCTGCGAGGTGCGAAGCGGTCAATGCGTCTCCATCCCCATATTTCTATCGCATGGTACACCCTTCACAACAGTATCATCATCGAAACCGACGGCGGGCGATGCGTTCGACCGGTGTTTCGGGTAGGGGCTGCGTTCCCAGAGGGCGAGAAGCGAAAGGACTGGAATGAATGGATGAAGGCGTGCGTCGAGTACATTGACGCATCGGAGACGGAGACGCTGCGCATTGCGATGAGCAAGGACGACATTGGAGCCTCCCACACTCACTATGAGATTCATCCTTCCCTCATTGTCGGACACATGGCATCCACCATTCCCCTGTCCGATCACAACCAGTCCCCCCGTAACACCTATCAGTCGGCCATGGGCAAGCAGGCAATGTGCGTCTATGCCGGCAACTATGCGAAGCGACTTGACAAGAACGCCTACGTCCTGTGCTCACTGACCCGACCCATCGTCGAGACTCGCGCAATGAAGATTCTCAAGATGCACGAAATGCCGTTTGGGATGAATGCGATTGTGGCAATTGGGTGCTATGGCGGGTACAACCAGGAGGATTCCATCATCATGAACAAGTCCTCCGTTGCGCGAGGACTCTTCCGTGGACTCTACTATGGAATGTACAAGGACGAGGAGCATCGCAACGTGACGTCTGGGCGCGAGGAGAAGTTCATGCGTCCCGCCAAGCACAACACCCGCAAGTACAAGAACACGAGTTATGCCGCGATCTCTGAGAATGGCCTTCCCATTCTTCACTCGACGATTCAGGAGAATGATGTCGTGATTGGCAAGGTCGTGAATCTGCGCAACGATTCGGCTGGATACACGTTCCGAGATGCCTCCACGACACACAAGAATGCCGAAACGTGTCGGATTGATGGCGTGTGGCAGGACAAGAACAGCGATGGGTATCCCTTCATCAAGGTGCGCACGGTGAGTGAGCGCATCCCCCAGATCGGGGACAAGTTCTCTTCTAGGCACGGTCAGAAGGGAACCATGGGCATGATGCTGTCGGAGGAGGACATGCCCTTCGCGGCCGCAGGACTGCGCCCCGATTTGATTATGAACCCTCACGCGGTTCCATCTCGCATGACGATTGCGCAGTTGATGGAGAACATCTTCGGCAAGATTGGTGTTCGCAAGGGGACGCTAGGCGATGGAACGCCCTACTCGCACATGAAGGTGGACGACTTGAAGAAGCACATGGTCGAGATGGGAATGCATCCATACGGCAACGAGATCCTGTACAATGGCCAGACGGGAGAGATGATGGAGGCGGAGATTTTCATGGGACCCACCTTCTACCAGCGACTCAAGCACATGGTTTTGGACAAGATCCATAGTCGGGCGCGAGGACCCATTGTTTCCCTGACCCGTCAGCCTTGTGAGGGTCGATCTCGCGACGGCGGATTGCGGGTGGGTGAGATGGAGCGGGATTGTATGATTTCACACGGCATCTCGGCGTTTACCAAGGAGCGTCTGATGGATGTTTCCGACCCGTTCCACACGGGTATCTGTAAGACGTGCGGGACGTTTGCGATTGTGAATGTTGCGGAGGGGATTTATGCGTGCGGTGCGTGCGGGAACAAGACTGATTTCGTGGAGAAGACAATCCCCTATGCGATGAAGCTATGGGTTCAGGAGTTGGAGGCCATGCACATTACTCCTCGGATGATTCTGGAGTAGGCTCGGCCACAGGCTCGGCCACAGGAATACTAACAACCGAGACCACCTCAGTGACAACCTCGGCCTCTTGAACGGGTGTCTCGACAACCACCTTCTTTGCGACAGGTACCGGCGTGGGGGCGACCTGAACACTCAATTTTTTACCAAGGGTTCCCAAAAAACTACGCTGCATCTTGTTCATTGAACATAGAATTTTCATTGACTGAAATGCTTGTGAAGTCGCCATCCGATCGAGAATGCTTCATTCCCGGCTTTCGGCAGTTGTAGTAAGAATAACAAGACACGACAACGACACCAAACACTGTACACGCGGTGACTGCAAGAATCTCCCAGACCTCCATTTATAAAGACGCGTCCGTTCCAACTAAATCAAAACGAGTAGTCCGCCTTGACCAGCCGAACAAACAAGTTAGGTTTGTTGTTGTTTCCCGCAAGCGTTGCTTCGTCCGGATCCTCGACAACCAGTGGCTCGACGAGGGTGTGTCTCCGGCATCCGAGCACTGGATCAAAGATGACGCAGTCGGTGACAAACTTGTAGGAGTAGGGACCTGACAGGTCGTCCCCCGCGAATGTGGCAAGGAACTTTGCGGCATACTGTCGAGTGATGATGTACCCCTGTGCGCCCCACGGATTCCCCAGTCCGACATTCTTTATCATTCCATCGTCTTCCGTCCCATACGGGAAGTTGACATACCCCGTGGTTAGGATGTCGACATCGGCGGCATTCGACATCATGTAGTCTGTCAACGTCGCGATCCGACGGAGAAAGTCCTTGTGAAATCGAACGTCGTCCTCCACAATCATCGCGAGCGACTCTCCGGACTCGACGAGTCGGCTCATTGCCCGCATATGCCCAATCGTTGCCGCAAGTCCTGTCGGGTACGCACTGTCACGCTCGAAACATGCCTTGCCTCGCCTCGTCACTTCCTCGTCCGTTGCCAAGGGTGAGGGCACAATCTCAATGTCAAGTCCCAGCGGCGCCGCGCTGTTCAAGAGTCGATCGGCGCGCCCCTTGTCGCAATTCACTGCGTAGATGCGCATGTATATGTTCGTCGCTGCTTTTGTGTGTAAGTTTTTTTCTTGCCAAGGAGCATACACAGATAAAATGGGTGGTGGTCTTCTTCAGCTCGTCAGCTATGGTGCGCAGGACATCTACATCTCCGGCAACCCCCAGATCACGTTCTGGAAGGTGCTGTACAAGCGTCATACGAACTTCGCCATGGAGTCCATTGAGGTGACCTTCAACGGCCAGGCCGACTTCAACAAGCGTGTGACCGCAGTGATTAACCGTAACGCCGACCTGATGTACCGCACCTACATCCAGGTGGTGCTCCCCGCCGTCGACCTCACGCAGCAGGCCGCAGTGAACCGCTTCCGCTGGCTGAACTACATTGGCCACCGCCTGATCAAGACGGTGGAGCTCGAGATTGGCGGCCAGCGCATTGACAGGCAGTACGGCGACTGGATGCAGATCTGGACGCAGCTGTCCCAGGATGCGGGCACGATCTCTGCGCTGGACGACATGATTGGCAACACCCACGACCTGGTGCTGGTGAAGGACAAGAAGGGCTACGCTCTGGATGCCTCCTGCGCCGGTGCGGAGCTGACCAACTCCTGCGCTCCCCGCTCCGGCACGCCCGCGAAGACGCTGTACATCCCCCTCCAGTTCTGGTTCTGCCGCAACCCCGGTCTGGCCATTCCCCTGATTGCGCTCCAGTACCACGAGGTGCGCATCAACGTGGAGTTCGAGCAGTGGATCAATTGCACCTACTACGAGACCACCGGTGCAGCGGTCAGCACGGCCATCCAGTCCCTGACGGCCGCCTCCCTGTACGTCGACTACATCTACCTCGACACGGAGGAGCGTCGCCGGTTCGCCCAGCAGTCGCACGAGTACCTGATTGAGCAGCTCCAGTTCACGGGTGCGGAGTCCATCACCTCCTCGTCCAACAAGATCCAGTTGAACTTCAACCACCCCGTCAAGGAGCTCGTGTGGGTCGTCCAGCGCGACTCGTTCGTGGACTGCACGCCCAACCTTATGTCCATCACGGAGGTCAACGGCTGCCAGCCCTTCAACTACACGGACGACTTCTCCACGGAGGGCATCGTCATGGACGTGCTTGCCCGCGGCTCCCTGGGCGGCGGTGCCTCGACGATCGCGGTTCCCACCATCTACGACGGCCCCTCCGGCCCCTACCTGCCCGGTGTGGGTATTTCGGTCGGTCCTTCCCTGAACGGCGCCTCCTGGATGGACACGAACGTCGGCAACGACTCCGACGAGGTGTTTGCGGCGACCACCAACTACCTGCTGGCCAAGGTCATCCTGGAGTCCGGTGTCAAGTGCGAGGGCAAGAACCCCGTGGAGGTTGCGAAGCTGCAGCTCAACGGCCAGGATCGGTTCACGGAGCGCGAGGGTCGCTACTTCGACCGTGTGCAGCCTTACCAGCACCACACCCGTACGCCGTCCAAGGGTATCAACGTGTATTCCTTCGCACTGAAGCCCGAGGAGCACCAGCCCAGCGGCACGTGCAACTTCTCCCGTATCGACAAGGCCACCCTGCAGCTGACGGTTTCCGTCAACACGGTGCGCTCCGGTCGCACGGCGCAGGTGCGAGTGTACGCCGTGAACTACAACGTGCTGCGCGTGATGTCCGGCATGGGCGGTCTTGCGTACTCCAACTAAGCGCGCGGTCTTCGTATATCTTTAAAAATCAAAAAGCGGTTGGAAACAACCCAAAAATCAGCGTAGAGCCCTGCGTTGATTTTTTATAGTTAAATTGATCCGACGATGCTAAACAACATGCGGGATCTAATATATTACACAATTGGGTATGGAACTGGATTCATCCCACTTCTAGATATGTCATTGAAAACTTTGCGAGTGTATCACCCGACGATTGACGTAGCAGTTATTTGCGACGAATCGATTGTCGAGGACTGTGGTAGTCTAGTCTCAAAGTACAATGTAATTCTTCTCCCATGCCAAAACGCAAAGACGCCGGAAGAGGCTTCTATGCACAAACTTCTGATATTTCATTATCCGTTGATTCATTCATACGACAGGATTCTCTTTCTCGACGC